GGAGAAGGTATTACGGTCGTAGTCTCAAGCAAGATTTATGGGGCGTAAACTATATCGGCGTGAGAGAAATCTCGCATATGGTAAAGTGGTTACCTTCTGAGGCTGCGGTATGGAGAGATGCTGGAACCAGTTGGAGTACGGAGAATGAATTACAGGCTACTACGGTAGAGATGCTAGATGCAATATTACGTGTTTATATACAAGCACATAGTAAACCAAATAGTAAAAAACCAAAACCTATAAAGATACCTAGACCATATGAAAAGCAGGAGAAAAAACGCACTAGTATAGGTGAGATGCTTGCTAACGGTCTTACTGTAAAGAAGATTAAAAATGAAGGGGGTGATAAGTAATGGCTATTGAAGCAGGCTTTTTAAATGTACTTATCGCCCCTAAACTTGTAGAAAACTTTGGTAATAAGTTAGGTGCTGACTTAGATAAACAGTTAGGTCCGATTGCTGAAAAAACTGGAAAAAGCTTTAGCGAAAATCTTACAAAGGGATTAAACAAAGCAGGAAAAGGATTAACGGCTGGAGTAACTGCACCATTATTAGCGATTGGTGGAACTGCTGTAGCGGTTGGTTTGGAAATTGATGGTGCTTTTGATTCTATAAGAGTTGGAACTGGTGCAACTGGAAAAGAGTTAGAAGGATTACAAGATAGTTTTAGAAATGTTGCTAAAACTTCTACACAAAGTTTTGAAGATGTAGGGTCTACAATAACTACATTAAATCAAAGATTAGGATTAACTGGTGAGCCATTAGAAAAACTTGCTACACAATTATTAAATATAAAACAAATCACTGGTGAGGCTGCTGATACCGAGCAGGTTACGCAGTTTTTTAACGCTTTTAATATTGGGGCTGAAGATCAGGCAAAAACTTTAGATAAATTATTTATAGTTTCACAGAAAACTGGGTTAGGATTCAACGAATTACTATCAGGTACCTTAGGTCAGGCTGCTGCTTTTGAAACTTTAGGATTCGGGGCAGTTGAGGCTGCTGCTTTTGTAGGTCAATTAGAAAAGGCTGGAGCAAATAGTGGAGCAGTATTAGCAGGATTAAATAAGTCTATTGCTGCATCTGTTTCGGGTGATAAGGCTGCGGAAGAGGCAACAAAAAATTTAGCAAAGGCACAGGAAGAACTAGGAACTAAAACATTAGATTTACAGGTTGCGGAGAAAAAGTTAGATGAAGTTAGGGCTGATCCTAAAGCAAAAGAATCTGAAGTATTGGCTGCTCAGAATGCTGTAACTAAATTAAAAACTGATGTATTAAATGCTACTAATACGATTGCTGCTAGTAATGAGATTATATCAAAGAAAACAGGTGGAGTTGCAACATCTACAAAAGATTTTTTCGCCAGCACTGTTGCTGAAATTGAAAACTTAATAAAGGCTGGAGATGAGGCTGGTGCTCAAGCTTTAGCAAAGGATATATTTGGTGCAAAAGGTTTTAATACAGTTATAGCACAAATAAAAGAAGGTACATTTAATATACAAGAGTTTTCACAGGAAGTAATAAACTCCAGTGAAAGTATCAATGGACTTGCTGCTGATACTGCAGACTTTCCAGAACAATTAGCATTATTAAAAAATCAAAGTAAATTAGCATTAGAGCCTATTGCAAATGTTTTATTACCGGCAATTACAAGTGCTTTACAGGCTGTACAACCATTTATAGAGAAGTTTTCAAATGCTTTTGGGGGATTATCACCTGAAACTGCTAAATTAGTTGTTATATTTGGCGGACTTGCCGCAGCTTTAGGTCCGGCGCTTTTAATATTTGCAAAGATTATTACCTCTGTGCAGACAATAACGGCTGCTGTAAAAGTATTAAACCTTACAGTATTATTAAATCCATGGGTGCTTGCTGCTGCTGCTGCGATTGCTGCAATAGTTTTAATTATAAAATATTGGGAACCAATTACTGAATTCTTTAAGAAATTATGGGAAGATATATCAATACTATTTGAGATTGGCGTAGAGGCGGTAGTAGGGTTATTTAGTAGTATTGGGGATAAGGCTAGTGCTGTTATTGAGTTTATAAAAGAAAATTGGAAAACAATTTTAGGATTTTTGACTGGTCCGATAGGCGCTGCTGTAACTATTATTATTAAAAACTGGGATAGTATAAAAAATGGATTCCGAGTTGCAATTGATTTTATAAAAAATATTGCATTAAGTATAGGTAATTTTTTGTTTGCACCATTTAAAACCGCTGGAGATAATATCGTTAGAAGTTTTACAACCGTAAAAGATTTAGTTATTAGAGCGATAAATGCTATACCAAATGCAATAGTAAACGCTTTTAAAACTTTACAGTCAATTGTGGCAGGTGTTTTAAATTACATTATCAAGTTACCTGGATTTTCTGCACTAAATAAAATCTTCAGTGTTGCAACGTCAGGTATTGGTAAATTCTTTGGTGGGGCAAGAGCAGAAGGTGGTCCAGTGGATTCTAATAGGGCTTATCTAATTGGTGAAAAAGGTCCGGAAATATTTATGCCAAGAAGTGCCGGAATGATATTACCTAATAATGTTTTATCTGGTATGATAGGTAACCAGTCAGGAAGTGCTGCATATACTGTAAATGTTTATAATCCAGTTGCAGAAGTTTCATCGGCAAGTATTCCTGCTGCATTAAGAAGAGCCAATTTACTAAGGAGTCAAGCGTGAGTTATACAGTAACTGCTACAGAATATATTGCAATTGATGGAGTACCTTTATCTACGCCTGCTTGGATTACTACAGACCTAAGTGAACTTAATGATGGTCCTGAAAATAGAGGAAGTAATTTAATTGTTCCTCGCAGACCTGGGGCATTAATAAGAAGAAGGGTTAGGGATTCAAGAATTGTAAATATCCCTATTGTCATTTTTGGAGATAAAGATGCAGAGAATAATGCACATGCTAATCCGAGAGAAGGATTATTGGATAATATTGATGCTTTAAAAACAGCTTTACGTATGCCAAATACTGCATCTACTACATCAAGAACCTTAACATACTACAGACCAACAGGGACTGTTGAGGCTACTATACAGACAAGTCAAAAGTTAGATATAGAACAAGTTGGTCCTACTACTGCTAGGGGCGTAATTACAATTGAAATACCTGCGGGAGTTTTAAGAAATACTACTAATACAGTTTTAACAAATAGCGTTGGGGCAGATACTACTATAGATATTACAGTACCTGGCTCTGGAGAAGTTTTTGCGGCTGTATTCAATATACCTGGTGCTGCAACAAGTTTAACATTAACAAATAATACAAGCGGACATGCATTAAGTTATCCACATAGTATTACAACAGATTTAGTTATAAATTCAGGAGCAGTTACTGCTACAGATGGTGCAACTCAAGTAGGGGGTAGATTGGTAACTACTAATACGCCATTTTGGATGCCTTTACAACCTGGAGCAAATCAGATTAGAGTACAGCGTCCTTCGGGCGGAACTGTAAGTATGACAATAACATTTAGGGCAGTGTGGTTATAATGCCATTTTTATCTGCTACTGTTTATGATAAGACTGGAATAAATAGGATTGCTCAGTTATCTTTTTCTAGTGATAAACAGTTTGTTGATGAATTAAAAGGAGATGGGTCGTTCTCGCTGACCTTACCAGCGGAAGAGGCAAATGTAATTGAAATTGGGCGAGTAGTAAAGTTTAGTTATGGAAGTACTAGTGATGATTTTGTGTTTGCTGGAGTTATTGAAAAAATATCAAGGACACAAACTGACGAACAAGATGTGTTAAAGATTAGCGGTAGGGGTGTAAGGTCTTTATTAGAGAGCGCTTTAATTTATACAAATGATAGAACATATGTAAATAAAACCGTTGGTTACATTATGGGCGAGATTTTTGATGAGGCAGTTGCTCGTGGGGCTTTGGGCGGTATGACTAAAACATTTTCATCCACTACAGATAGTAATTCTGTGAGTTTTACGGCAAATGAAACAGTAACTGTAGATGAGAAAATAGGAACTAATTTAGCAGATGTTGCTAATAGACATCAAGATATGGCGGTTGATATAACTGTTGCACCAAATATGACGCTAAATTATTATATATCAAAAGGTACAGATAGAACTACAGGAACAAATCCATTAGTATTTAGGGTTGGTGAGTCTGTAATCAATTATGAAAAAACGATTGAAGGTCCAGTAAAGAATGCTGCTGTTAGCGTGTGGGGGGATGATAATACGGTTGTTGGGATTACTAGAGGGAGTAGTATTAGTACATATGGAAGGTATGAAACTTTTTTATCCCTTAATAACGTAAAAGATTCTACTAGCGCCAGTTTAATTACAAATCGTACATTAGATATAACAGATGACCCTAATTATGGGGCTACAATTGAGTTAGCGGAAGAAGGTCCACAGCCTTATTTAGATTTTGGAGTTGGAGATTGGGTTACTGTCATAGACCAAAATGGAACAAGAGATAATTTTAGAGTGAGGGCTATAACATTATCGGAACAGGAAGTTGGAGCGATAAGAGTTGTACCAGAGCTTGGAACGGCTAGAGCAGCTTTAGAAGAGAGATTAAGAAGAATGATTGCAAGGCAGGAAGCAAAAACTGCAAATGGATATGCTGATGCTGCTGCTGGGGCTGTTGAGTTAAATGGTTTTGGAGATTTAGGTGGGGGTGGTGGGGCAGAAATATATGATGCTACAATTTTGACATATGATGCAACACTTGGAACTGGAACTGCTGATGCTCCACTAATTGACCCTGTAAATGATACAGATTTTATTAATGCGACTGGTATATATTTAGGTGTTGATGATGAAGTTATTTTAATTCAACAAGGGGCAGAGTATTTGGTTATTGGAGTTACGTCAAGGTCAGGAACAATAACACCTATTGATCAACCTGTTGGAACTTTATCAACTGGATTCCCACTACGCACAGATAATTTACCTAATGCATTTATACCTAATATTAATTTAGAAGGCGGAAGGGGTGATTTATATGATCTTGCAGGATTATTAGGTCAAGGGGCAGATGCGATTATAGGTCCTAGTTTTTCAAGTACATACCCAACTTTTAATGGATTTTCCAGAAATATTGCATCTAGTTTCGCTTTAGCATCACCACCAATTAGTACTGCAACATATGCAAGTTATTTATTAGCCGATGGGCGTATTGTAATGGTTGATGGTAGTAATGTTTATGTTAGAAATGTAAGTACGGGAGTGTGGACTAATCCGATATCAACTACAACTGATATAGAGGATGTTGCTTTTGATTATTCAACAGGTTGGTTATGGATATATTCGGCTGGTGCTACTGCTCCTGCTGGCGGTCCATTTTGGTCATTTTCATCTGCTGATGCTGCACCTGTTGCTAGGGGTGCTTTAGGTACAGGGTTTACAGTAGGAACACCGCAGGCACAATTAAGAATGGCTGCTGGGGATGGGGTATTGGCTATGCAGTATGCGGCTCCTTATAATTATTATACAAAAGGTAGCAATACTGGTGCTAGTTTTGCTACAACATATTCAACCGCTAATTATATTATTACAAATCAGGGATTCTCTGGTAATGCACCGCTGGAAGTAGTGCAAGTAGAAGGATTCTGGTATTTGACACAGTATACGCCTAGCACGCCAGATGAAGTTGCAATAAACTTTTTTAATAATACTGATGGAACTACTACTACATATTTGACAGGTATTGAGTGGGGAACTGACCCTAGAAAACCTTACGGATATACAATAAGTAATTCTGGTCATCATATAATTACTTGTATTAGAAATGATGCCGGAACAAATAGGATAGCCTTAGCATCTAATAACTTGAGTACTACATCTTATATTTACACTGATACAGGCAAGACAGTGAATGCAAGCGATTTTGTAGGGTCGCCAAAAGAAGTTAGTAATGGAGTTATAAGATTTACGGCTCATGATAACTTTGCTGGTGCTGGAGCTTTGAATGCTGCGTATGTATATGAGGTGAGTTTATCATGAGTGAATTGACAGGTGGTATCATAATTGCACTTATAGGAGCAGTACCCCCAACTATTATGGCTGCTGCTGCTTATAGAAAAGCATCAAAATTGGCTTATCCGATTAATCAAGTTAATGAGGCAGTTAATCACAGAAAAGAAAATCAAAAGAAGTTGATAGAAGTTGTTGATGAGATGGCAAGTACTATGAATATTATTAGCGATGGTATGAGAAGAGTTGAAGATGATATACAAGCACATAGAGCCTGGCATCAAAAGGAAGAAGAGTATGAGATTACGGAAGAAGAGTAAGGAAGAGTTAAATAAACTTTTAGAACTAAGAAGGTCAAATGCTGCAGGGGCTGTTACCAGCAAAAAGCACTATATAAGAGCAAGAGAAAAAGGGAGAGTGAACGAAGATGGCAAAGAATAATCCTAGATTATGTGTGGCTGGTATAAAATTAAGAGATCAGGTTAATAAGAATTACCCAGCAAGAGATAAGGCAAGTGATGGGTGGATAGGAGATACTAAACATCAAAAAACAAAAAGTGATCATAATCCAGATAGTAAGGGAATTGTTAGAGCATTAGATATAGATGCTGATTTAGGAAAAGGTTATGATAGTTTAGAGTTGGCAGAGAGTTTAAGAAATGCTGCTAAAAATGGAGATAAAAGAATTAGTTATATTATACACAAAAAGAAAATCGCATCTAAAGTATTAGGATGGAAATGGAGAGCGTATGTGGGGAGTAATCCGCATATATCGCATATTCATATTAGTTTTACAGAGTTAGGTGATAATGATAAAAAAGCATTTGATATAAATATACAAAAGGTTGTTAAGGAAGTAAAAACACCTATAACACGCACTACTGCATACAATACTGAGATAGATGCTATTAAGATTGATATTATTGCTATACAAAATAGGTTGAAAAAACTAGAAGATTTAGTAAAAAAGTCTCCACGCTGATGCACTAGTATTGTTATGGGATGGAAGAAGGATGCTGCGTGTAGACAGACAGGTGTAGCACCTTTTTTCAATCGTAATACACAAGAAGAAAAAGATACAGCAGATAGTTTCTGCAATGTTTGTGTGGTTAAAAAAGAATGTTTAGAATATGCTAAGACTTTTGAAAAATCTAAGAACTTGCGAATCGGTATATGGGGCGGTTTAAATCCTAATGAAAGAGCGAAGTTATAATGTTTGATATTCCAGTTGAAAAAGTATTAACAAGATATGCGGGTAGTTTACCAATTAGTGATAATGGTATTTATAATATTTTAATACATTTAGATGAATGCAAAGATTTGCCAGAGAGCTTAACACCTAAAGCAAGTAGATATTCTTTACGTATTATAAACGCTTTATTGCCTGAATTAGATATTGCTGGAGCGGACACTACTGCAATTGTTTGTGGGCTACGAAATATTGCAGAGAGCGGTATGGCAAGTGCTATTGTAAATGCTACTGGAGAGTATTCAGGGGAATGTACTCCACAAAATATTAGGTCATTTATGATTGATGTTACGTATGGTACGCATCCGGAAAAGAGTGCAGAAAAACATAATATAAACGATACGGATTATATGCACTTAAATAATTTGTTAGAGATAGAAGAGTATTGGCACGAAAATATAATGAATAGGGTATTAATGGTTAGGGTAGGGTTTGGTAAATGGTTTAAGGTTGGCAAGGAATTAAAAACTTGGAATCCATCTATTATATGGTCTTGGATGCGTGAGGCTAAAAGAATTGAAAAATACTTAAAAAGATTATGTGCATAAATAGCCAACACAGGCACAGTGATATGTATGACAAATACATACGGCAAGAATCAGTCAGGGTCTACCTGGGCTGAAGGTTATATTGATGTAGCAACAAGAATTGTTGAATTTAGACAAAAGCATCCTGATGGCTCACTTAGAGCACAAAATCCAGATAATCCGATAACGATTATTACAATTGGCGATAAGACATATTTACAGTATGTTGCGTGTGCCTTTAGAACCCCAACTGATACTGCTCCTGGAATTGGAGTTGCTTGGGAGTTGTTTCCTGGTCGTACACCATTCACAAGAGATAGTGAAGCGATGGTTGCTGAAACATCTGCGTGGGGTAGAGCGATTGTTGCAGCTTTAGCAGGAGATACTAAAAAGGGTATAGCAAGTGCAGAAGAAGTAAGGGCTGCAAAGGCAAGACAAGAAAAACCAGTTGTAGAAAAACCAGTTGTAGAAAAGCCTAGTGTTGATTTAGGCTGGCAGTCCGCTGATGAAGAAAATCCTAAACGGGCTACAGAAAAACAAGTACAGTTAATTCATATTTTAAGAAAAGATATACCGTCAATACAAGATGAAGAAGCTTATCATCAACGATTGCTAAAAGCATACGGTGTAATATCTACTAAAGATTTGACTCAGGCACAGGCTACAGATTTAATACAAAAGTTGGAAAAATCTTCAGGTAAACAATAATGTTGCCTATAGAACCACTTTTTATTGCTTATGGTAGACCGTGGAGAGAGTTTAGAACAGTGGTGGGAGCAAGGCATACTAAATTAGTAAGATATAGAAAAGAAGGTATGCCTGTTGATGTTGCTGATAAGTATGCTATAAAATGTGGGTTTCACCCTATTGAAGTTTGGGGTATAGACAATTGGTTAGATGCTATTAAGGAAGGTGAGTAAAATTATTATTATGACATTTACTGCACCTAGTAGACCATTATCAACTAATGAAAGTAATAGAATGCACTGGGCTGCAAGGAGAAGAAGATTAAAAGATTGGGGAACTTTAACGGAAGTAGCATATAGACACTTAGATAGTGAAGAGAAGGCTACTCTAAAAGATCAGAAAATAAAAGTATATGTACACTTACCATTTAGTAGGAAAAGTCGTAGAGACCCACATAATTATGTTGGTACGAATGTTAAAGCAATAGTTGATGCTTTAATTACAGCAGGATTAGCACCTGATGACACGCCAGAATATATCACAGTATGTGAACCTCGGCTTACAGTGGATAGTAGTAATGTAGTATTGATTTGTCTTGAGCCACTAGGAAAAGTGGTAAAATTAGAAAAGGAGAAGAAATGAGTAAGTTAGCAAATAAACCAGCGGAACACAGATTATTGGGTGCTTGTTTGACGGACAGTAAAATAATTGATAAAGTTATTGATAGGGTTGGTCCTGGAGATTTTATTGATGAGAGAATGGGTGCAATATTTAGTGCTATAGCACGTGTTGCAACAAGGGGTGAAGTGACTGCTACAAAAGTAGTTGAAGAGCTTAGACTATCTCAAGAGTTAGAAATTGTAGGGGGAGATAAGGTTATTACTTGGTTGTCAGGTTATGCTGGTAATCAGGATGAAGCGTTAGATGCCGCTAAGACTGTTAGAGAGTTGGCAAGAAAACGTGATCAAGCAAGTGCTGCTAGGGCTGCTGCTATGACAATTGAAAACGGTGGTGACCCAGTAGTAGAGATTGCTGAATTAAATGCAATGTCATCAGTTTCAGATGATGATGGGTGGACTGACTTAGCACCTATCGTTGAAGCGATTATGAATGGAACACACAAAAGATTAGAACCAGCAATATTAAAAACTACTGCGGGGAATTACTTAATATACCCTAATCGGTTAAATATTATTATGGGTGCACCTGAGTCAATGAAATCGTGGACTGCAAAATATGCCTGTGTTCAGACAATGATGACTGGTGTACCTGTTGTATATATTGATTGTGAAGAGAGCGATGGTATAACTTGTGCTGAGAGAGTATATGCGATTGCTTTAGGACAGGGAGTTAGTAAAGAAACCTTACGAGATTGGTTAGAAGGTCCGGAAGATGAGAACGGAGATAGAGATAAAAATAAAAGATTATTTTATTATAGAGCAGAGAACAATGGATTAGATAGTAGGGCTAGGGCTCAAATTCTACGCATTGTAAGAAATCGTAATGTATCATTTGTTGTACTTGATGGTTTTGCTGCTGCTATGGCATCACATAATCCACCATTAGAAGAAGATAAGGCAAGAGATGTTAATATGTTTTTATCTGGTAATGTTTGGCAGATTGTAAATGCTGGGGCTGGAGTTTTAGTTGTAGACCATATTGCTAAGAGCAGTGGGTCATCTAACAATACATCATTTCAGTCACGTGGTCCGAGAGGGTCTGGTGCTAAACTTGCTGCTGTATCTGGAGTTGCTATACAGGCAAATGTTGTTGTGGCTGGTAGCAGTTGGACTCCTGGTAAAGTTGAATTGTATGTAACAAAAGATAGACCTGGCAGAGTTAAAATAGTACATAGAAATAATAAAAGATTAGCAGGTGTATTAGAATCAACACCGACTAATGAAAACGGTATTGAGATTACAAAACTTGAAATATTAACACCTGAAGATGTTGCTAGTCAACAAGCAGAAAAAAGATGGGATTTAATTGCTGCTGAAAAAATTAGCAGATTGTTGGGAGATATTGGTAGAGCAATGAGTAAGACTGAGATTAAAGAGACGCTAAACGAAGATAGGAAGAGAGCAGGTGGGGCAGGTTGGCGTGCTGATACATTAGTAAAGGCAATGGACTTTTTAATTACTAATAACTGGGTAAGAGTTGAAAAAGAAGGGCGTAATGAAAATCTTGCTAGATTGTCAGGTTATAAATCTGAGTTTGGAGATATTCATTGTGATGAACGTCCTATGGAGAGTTTATTCTAATGAGTGATATAACGAACATTACCGGAAGATTTGGTAAAAAAGAAAACGAATCATTAAGTCAAGAGAGAGAAAAAGAACTAGGGGAGCAGTTTCGCCTGGCTCTAGAAAATAATGATGAAAAAGCTTTAGAGAAGATAAGAGAAGAATTAATTCTAAGGCATATGCGATTAGTTTTACATATTGGTAAAAAGTTTATAAAAAACTTAGAATGGGAAGAGATTATTGGAGCAGGTAGTTTGGCTCTAACACATTGCGTAAGTCGTTGGCATCCCGACAAGGGACAGATGTACCCTTGGGCTGAAAGATGGATTACAACAGGAATTATGCGTGCTGTAGATGCTAACCGTACAATAAGGATTCCTCAAGGTGTGGCATATAAGGCTGGACTGGTAAAGAAAAATATTAATATACTAGAGAGCGAATTAGGTAGAACACTAACAAAAGAAGAAAAAGAAGAAGTTGCAAATGGTGTTGTTGGGTTTGAAAGTTTACCACAGGTTGCAAAAAGTTTAGACGATAAATTTGAAGAGAGTGCTTTAGATAGTTACTCTAGCACAATGGAACAAGAGAATGCAGACCCTGCAGAAATATATGAAAAGAAGGAAGTAGTTGAAACTATATTGGAAGCAATTAGTGAGTTAAATGATGTAGAGCAAGAAGTTATTATGGTAAGATTTGGAATAAAAGATTTGGATAGATTAACATTAACACAATTAGGAGAAAAATACGGAATGACAGGTGAGGCTATGAGAAGGGTTGAGTCAACGGCTTTAGCAAAGTTAAGACACCCAGCTTTAAAGAATCCATTAGACTTGGAGAATGAATAATGAGTCAAGAGAGTTTAGAAGATTTGTTGATGGAGTCTGCTGGGGTAATAGGTGATGTAAGAATGTTTGCAGAAAATGCTAACTGTGGAGAACTTGATCCCGATTTATTTTTCAATACAGATAGTGCGAATCAGTTAATACCTATGGAAGTTTTAAATGCGTGCTTGGGATGTAAGGTAAGATTTGAATGCTTAGAGCGGATTGCTGTGTTAGAATCAAAGGGAAGAACTAGTGGTGTTATTTTTGGTGGTATGAAAGGGTCTGCTAGAAAACAAAATTTGTATAACGCACCTAGGCATTCATGGTTAGAGATATCTGAAGAATATATAAAAAGTGCAATAACACGCAGGAAAAACTATAGAAATAGAAGTAAGAAAAGTAACAAAAAGTAATACCCTTGTGCTAGTTAGTCCGCACCCCCTTTAAAAGCAACGGTCAGTTAATTAATTTAACCACACCCCTTAAAAAGTTGCGGGGGGCGGAGCAACAAATAAAGGGATGAGGGCTAATTACGCTCAATGAAGCGTAGAAAAAGTTTGTATGCTACGTAACCAATACCCGTCACTATATAAGGTATGACTAAAAAGATAACAAGAGCAGAACAGACAGAACTATTGGATAAAGATGAGCCAGTATTAATAGCGTGGAACGCAGTCGTGCGAGTACTCGAAAGTATAAATGCACCTAAGACTAGATTATATAGAAAACCTATAAAGAGCAAAAAAGACCCCCACACCAAAACCAAAACTTTTCAAGGGACAATTGGCGCAAATGGTTAACTCTAACGGACAGTTAATAACAGACAGAGAGTCCACTGTCAAAAGGAGAGCAAAATGAGTAATAAAAAAGTAGTTATCAAAGCAAAAGAAGTAGAGGTTGATTTAACTGGATATAAGAACTATAAAATTGTAGAGTGGAAGCATAGTCAATTATGCGAGACACACGGCTGTAAAATTGCTGCTGCTTATTGCCGTCATTCACAGGGAGATGAAGAGAGTCTCGAGGCACAGGAGTCATCTATAGGTAGATGGATTAAAAAGGCTGAAGATGATATGGGATGTGTAATACATCTTGCATATATCATTTCTGATAAAACTGGTGCATGGGCTAATGATGCACCACCACCAAAGCGACCTGGATACGATACTTTAAATTACCTTAGAGATAATGGCGCTATACAACATTTTATGGCACGTGAGGCATCAAGATATCATCGTATTTATGAGTTTCTTTTGATAGAGCTTAGAAACTGCAGATTAAAGAATGTTTCATTTACTACAATGATGGATGGTATAAATACTGACGTCTGCGATAATAACAGTATCGGACATTTATTTCAAGTTATGTCTAAGGCTATTATGAGTTACACTGAGAGTAAAAATGTTAGTGATAGGTATTTTGAAAACACTAGAGAAATGATTGAATGTGGATTTTGGTTAGGAACTTTGCAGACAGGTTATTTCCCTAAAGATGCAAAATATATTGAGACAATGGACCCAAGAGGAAATCCTATTAAAGAGTTGGTTGCACCAAGATTCCCAAGAATACACAAAACTGGGATTACTGTTTATGGTAAAATATTAGAGCCAGTTGATGGATGGGCTGAGGCTATCAATGCTGCTGCTGATGATGTAATAGGTGGTGGCAGTTTAAGAAGTGCTGGAAAAGTATTGGACGAAAAAGGTTTCCCTATAAAAGTAAAAGGTATGATTGATGGCGGTGCTGTGAAAAGATGGTTAGCAAATCCTATATTAATTGGTTATTTGTCAAACGATTCAGGTACGACTGCAAATCAAAAAAAATCTTACGCTGATAATGGATTTAAAAGATTAACTCTAGTACAAAAAGATCCAGATGGTATTCCTGTAGAGGGAGTAACACCAGTAATGACAATGAATAAATGGGTTGCTGTGCAACAAGCCTTAGCAAGTCGTGATCAGATGAGAACACCAAGAACACCATTTATATTACAAGGTCTTTTGACTTGTGAGAAATGTGGAGCAAAATTGACTAGGGGGAAGCAGACTAAAAAAGCAGGTTATGATTATATGGTTTGCCTTAATACAAAATATGGGAAGTGTACAGGGGTTAATATTACAGGACACAAAACTGAGAAGTTTATAGTTGATTCAGTATTAGAGAAGTTTGATGTTGCATCAATAGAATCATCTAGACTTGAGTATGAGGCAGAGATGAAAAAATTGATTAAGGATTTACCATCAGAAAAAACTGATGAGTTAGAGAGCCTTAACAAAAAATACAATATTATTTATACAATGCTTTTAGAAGAAGAGATATCTACAAATAGAGATAAGTTTAAGATATCTTTGGATGAAGTTGCAAAGAAGATTGATGAGTTAAAAAATCACAAAGTAAATGTACCAAAAGCACCAGCGATAAGTAATGTTTTAAAAACAATTGATATGGAAGGATATAACCTAAAAGATATTTGGGATAGTCTAACAGTAGAACAAAAAAATGCAGTGTTAAGAGCATCATTTGAAGGAGTACAGATTAAAACTGTTTCAAGAAATAAAATTGAAAAATCAGGTAGATTTGTGTTTGATACTAATCGAATAATTTTATGGTGGAGAGGCGAGAATAGACCTGAAGAATGGGATAGAGCGCATCCCAGCTTTAATAATCAAGAGGGTGAGTAAATTGTCAAAATTAACTGATAAGAAAATAAGAATGTTACAAAGAACATTATTGATGATTTCATTAGTTATGACTTTTTTATTAGTTGTATATACTGAACCTGATGCGGAAGCAGTTGTGATTTCATATAATGTGGGCACAGATTAAGTTATGGGTAGAATAACTAATACTGAAAGATGGAACCGTAGAGTCCAGTCTCTAAAGGTTGAAGATGAGTTGGTCATTAATAGTGCAACAGAATGCTGTAATGACGGAACTTGTGAATGCGAAAAGAATGAGGCTATTAAAGAGTAGTTACTCTCCATAGTAAAAAGACCCTGCAGACAATTGCAGGGTCTTTTATTTTACTTAGGAGTTGATACCAAATCTATCATCATTTGGGTCAAGTGCAGTTAAAATCAAAGGAACTATTGAAGCGATTCCTGCTGATATAAAAGTGCGTGCATCAGAAAAATCAACGGCAAAGATATCTGCACCGTTAGATAGGAAAAGTCCTAATACGGTTGCTAGAAAAACTTTTACGTAAGATTTAATTGCATTGAAATATTGTGTTGTCATGTTCACCTCCTCTGTATGTGGACATATATTATTGTTTACTCTTTTACCGTGATTACAAGTTGCACATAAGATTTGATAACGGTGCTTTGGCCAGTAACCGAGTTGCCGATATTCGGCACGAACTAGACGGTATGTAGGATTATTTTTATTGGCTCTGCGATGTGCAGTGCCTCCTCCATCAATGTGGTCAAAACAAAGTGACCATATCCGAGCATCACCACAGCACTTACATACAGGTTTGCCGTCCGCTATACCTGTTAGTGCTTCTAGACGATACTTGGCTCTTTTTTGTGCATCGGATAAAGGCATATCAAAAGAAGTGCATATGGGTGGGGACACACACCGCCAGCACGCAGGAATAGTAACCAGTGGTATGCACTTTTATAATTATGAAGCATGGAAGTTTATTTAGTGGCATAGGTGGATTTGATTTGGCTGCTGATGCATGTGGAATAAAAAGTGTTTGGCAGTGTGAACTAGATGCTAAAAATAGAAGTATATTAAAAAAGCATTGGCCTGATGCAAGGAGATATGTTGACATTACTGATGTGCATGGAAGTATGTTAGGGTTTGTTGATGTAATATCTTTCGGGTCACCTTGTCAAGATTTATCTGTTGCGGGAAAAGGAAAAGGTATAGAAGCTTATCGCTCCGGATTATTTTATCAGGCGACAAGAGTAATTGAAGAAATGCTAGAAGCAAGTAATGGTATGTATCCAGGATTTGCTATATGGGAAAATGTAAAAGGAAGTTTAACATCTAATGGGGGGAATGATTTTGAAAAAGTATTGCAAGAGATGGAGAGAATCGGGGCAAAGGATATCGCATGGAGAGTACTTAACGCCAGCGAATTTGGAGTACCACAAAGAAGAGAGCGGGTATTCTTGGTCGCAGATTTTAGAGGAGAATGTGCCGGAAAAATATTATTTAGAAAAATTAAACAGAGAAGGGATATTGGAAAGGGGACAGAGAAAAAACAAGAAGTTACCAAAGAGCTTAGAGAAGGCACTCAAGAAAAAATAAAAGTATTTGTAAAGAGTAGGCGTGCACATAGCAACGAAGATTATGAAACTTGGTTAGAGAATAAATTATGTCCGACATTAAATGTATTTGATAATGCTAATGAGATTTATGCAACAGTTTTAATTGTTGATGAGATTGGTGTTAGAAAATTAACACCTTTAGAGTGTGAGAGATTAATGGGGTATCCTGATAATCATACATTAGATGAAGCGGTAACAGAATATACACGATATAGGATGTGCGGGAACGGAGTTGCTACGCCAGTCGCAAAATGGGTGCTTTTAGGCGTAAAAAAATATTTAAAAAATATTTAAAAAAAGTACCTAACCTTCAAGCATTTTGTGCATTAGCACGGATAGTTAATAGTATCAAGTAAACGTCAATACTTGAAAGGAGAAATAAAATGGGAATAGAAATAGGAACTACTTTAACAGTAGGGTTTAATGCAAGTAGTTACAGATCTTTAAAAATTATATTAAACGATTCAAATGCTTTATTATTTTTTAACGATACTGAAAGAAGTGCTCAAGTTAAGAAGGATGTAGAAATTATTAATAGAGATATTATGCTTACAATATTAAAGAATCATGGTTATGATCACGACCGTGATGCATTTATTGAAATTGATTTTAGTGCAGAAGGAATTGCAAAGTTAGATTGTTTGTTACAAAATTATGAAATGCATTTTCCTTTTTTTGTAGAAGAATCAATAAGAACCCAACGTGTTAATTTAGTATACAGAGATTTACATAAGGCAGGTTACAGATAATGAAAATAAAATCCGTAAACAAGGCAGGTGTCAGTGCTACTGGCACCTGCTATACAGGAACTATAAGTGTAACAAAAAACGAATTAGAGTTAGTGCTTGGAAATCCAGTTGAGTTGTATAGAGATATTGACTACTCTGATGGTAAAACGAACTTTCAGTGGATTGTAGAACTTAGCGATGGTAGCATTGCAACAGTGTATGATTGGAAGGAAGATTTTATTGTTGATGATGTGACAGAGATTAATTGGCATATTGGTGGAAGAAAAAGTAATTATGAAATGTTTAAAAACTTATTAGAAGATTCTATAACCCAAGCTTTACAAAAAAGAAAAGGAGTAAGACGATGAGTAGATTTGTTATATGTTCAGATTGTAAAAAAGAGATAGAAGTACGGTGGGGTATATTTGGTCACGATACTCTTAGCCGTCATAGTAAAGAATGCAAAGGGGGTAAGTAAATGGAACTATCAGAAGATCAGATTGTTGCTATCCTTGAAGGATATGGATGCGATTATGAAGAGACAGAGAAGATTGTTCAAGAGATTCGCAAAGGCGATTGGCGGTCACTTGAACGTAAAATGTTGACTGAGTGAATGCTCTCCTTTAAAAAAGAGTAACTCAGTTGACTGACGGGGAAGACCACTAGCGTAAAAAACTAGTGGTCTTTCTAATTATATGATAAAATAGTTTTAATTAACAAAAAGAGTTTTTTAACCTTCGGGCTTTTTGTAAACAATAACGGACAATTAATAGTATAGGTGAAACCGTCAATCACTTAAAGGAGAAATAAAATGAAAGATACACAAAGGTCAAAAGTATATCGGGCAGAGAACACTAGTACTGTTAAAATAAATACAAATGATATGACACTATTAGAATGCGAGGAACTTATAAATAAGTTGCAGAAAAAGTATATGAAAGTTATTACAAATAAGATTACAGTAGAGTGTTTGCGAGAATCAAAAATGGCATACTATAGTTCTCAGGAAATAAAGATTAGTTTACCATCTTGGTCAAGAAATAGATATAATATATTACACGAATTTGCACATTACTTAACAGATATGATTAGGCTACAATTTCAACCACGATTCGGTTATAGTCATAAAGTAAAAATTAAGTTACCAAAAAATATTCATGAAGTATGCAAAACAGATAGCAATTATTTTTCAGGTCATGGTCCAGTTTTTACATACGTGTTGTTAATGCTTGTTAGAAAAGAGTTAGGAGCAATACAATATGAGAAGTTAAAGAACAGTATGTATTGGTATAACGTTAAAAGTATAAACAGTGCAGGTAAGGTAGTTAAGATAAGAGCTTCAAAAGAATAAAAAAGCTTTTTTAGATACCGTCAGAGAAGTCTGGCGGTATTTTTATTTGTCGTTTTTATCTGAGGAATAAAACCCACCACCTTTAAAGATTGCATTGACAGGATTAAAAGTACGTTGGGCTGGTTGATTACATTTACCACACTTGACCTCTAAATCGCGGTCATCTATCTTACGAGTATAGGTTGTGGTTTCATTACATAGCATACAGCGGTAATCATAGTCTGGCATAGTTATCCTCTCATTGTTTGTATACAGGCAGGGCAAATAGATAATTCAAATAGGTCGTCTGTGCGCTTATCGCCACAGTTAGGACAGGTATGTGCGTGCTTAGACATATCATCTCTACATTGCTGGCAGAGTGCATCTCGGATGGCGATGCGACCTATGTCTGCACCACAACATCTACACGCATCGTGATTGGTGGCGGAACATGTACAGATGTGACCAAAGGCGCAACACACGATTATGACCTGACTTTGCGTGGTCTTTTCCACCACTCAGATTGTTTTAGGTCTGATGCGGGGATACGTACGGTTATGGTTGGATTATCTATTTGATATAGAAGAACAAGGTCGCCAGTTGCTTTGTCTGTGTAACGGGCTGCTAAGGTATGTGTATTAGTATTAGGTGGATACCTTCTAGGCTTTCTCTGTTTCAATTTGCTTACCTTTCTTTTGTTGGAATCTGCGGGATTGACCTGCTGGTCGGAGTAACTCACGTAAGGCTCCTTCAGTGATACCGATTCTATCGGCTGACTTACGGAGAGATAGACCATTCTTTTGCCAGTCTGTTACGGCTATGCGGATAGCGTGACGGTAATTGGCTGCTGATTGTTCTGATGCGGCTCTAGCGGTATGCATGGATGCTCTGGCTAGAAGTATGTTGTTGTATAGGTTATCATCCATAGTAAATACTGTGCGTACCTGTGGTTACACCGCACACACATTTAATAGAGATTAGGGGGAGAGAGCGCCCCCCACACGCACCATTTGGGAATGTGTGGGAACGTCAATAGGGTACTGTACCACTAACACGCACGTGTTCCCATGCGGAGATTCCCACCTACGTAGGATTGATATTCCCATTCCCGTACCTCTATAGGTACGGGATAGGGAATATGAAGACGGTGGAATCTCAGGGATAAGGGAATAGGAATAGTATTCCATAGGATAGACTATTGGGAATATATCCACCCCCACCTCAACAAGAATAGACCCTACACAATAAGACACCCCCCATAGATACACCCCCAGCACGCAGAGAGATAAGGAGTAATGTGCTACCAGCTTTAAGCACAGGTAAAAGTATGCCTAATAAACCACCTCACAGATGCAGGCATCTCGGTTGCTATGAATTAGTTTATACACCTAGATGTTCTGTACACGCTAGAGCGGAAGAGAAGAAGAGAAAAGAAAAAGAAGTATGGAGAGATTATGGAAGTGAGTGGAGAGTTATTAGAGGCAAGGTATTAAGGGCTGAACCTAATTGTAGAATGTGTGGTCAGAAGGCTACAGATGTAGACCATATAAAGAGTTTAAAAGAAGGTGGAACACATGATATAAGTAATCTAAGACCTTTATGTAAGAGTTGTCACTCAAGAAGAACCTATTATGATACATTAGGTAAGAAATAATGCTATATAAAATAAAAAATAAGGGTAGGGGGGTTAGGATTATACATAGTTATTATCTTATAACCGCGCCTGAGAGTTGGCGTGCAAAAAGTCAGGTTTTTAGGAATATGTCATTTTCTAGGCACAGGTAAAGGTATGATAAATAATATACACGAACAGTTAGCAGATTTAGTTGTACCGATAGAGAACCTTGAAGTCCTAGAAGGAAATCCACGTAAGGGTGATGTTGAGGCTGTTGCAAAAAGTTATAGAACCTTCGGACAAAGAAAACCAGTAGTGGCTAGAAAAACTGGAAGTAATGGCAAAGGAGATATTGGTGTGGTGTTGGCTGGTAATCATCAACTGAAGGCTGCTCTTGATTTAGGATGGACTGAGATTGCTGTTGTGTTTGTTGAGGATGATGATAAGACTGCTGCTGCTTTTGCACTTGCGGACAATAGGGTTAGTGATTTGGGAGAATATGATGCGAATGAGTTGAGTCAAGTTTTAGAAGAGATGAAGGCGACTCCGGAATTATTAATTGCTGCAAGCTTTGATGTTGATGATTTAGGTGCGGCTGTAAAAGATCAAATAGAAATTGATAATATGTCTACAAAAAATGATAAAGAAAATAATAAAAAGAAAAAGTCACTTGCTGACATGGCAGATGAATATCAGAATAGAAGTACAAGAACATTTAGAGCGGAGTATCCTTATAATGTTTATAACTGGTTAATTTCCACTTTAGAAAATTACAAAGAAGATAAAGGTGTGGAATCAACTACGACTGCTTTTATAGAAGTATTAAAAAATATAGAAGGAGAGAAAAAGAAATGAAAGGTAAGTATGCTGAAGGTTTAGAAAAATTATTAACACCGATTGAAAAAATAGAAATTGCAAAAAGTAATCCTAGGCGTGGAGATATTGATGCGGTTGCAAGAAGTTATAAAACATTTGGTCAGAGAAAACCGATAGTAGTCAGGAAAGAGAAAAACGGAAAAGGTACAGCGATTGCCGGTAACCATCAACTGCAGGCTGCTAAAAAATTAGGATGGACTCACATTGCTGCGATATGGGTTGAGGAAGATGAGATGGTTAGCAAGGCTTTTGCCTTAGCGGATAATCGTACCCATGATTTAGGAACTTATGATACTGTTGCTTTACTTGCTTTGTTAGAAGAAATAAAGGGGGAAGAAAAGTTATTGGCTGCTAGCGCTTATACGGAAGATGATATGTCAGATTTGGTTGCTAGTATTGAAGAAGATTCCGAAATTAGTATTGATGATTTACTAGAACTAAACGATAGATTTTCTAAGATGGCATCCAGACAGTTTGTGGTAGAACTTACTAACGAAGAGTTTGTATGGGCTCAAAATGTTTTAGAAAAATATAGAGAGAAAATAAAAGTAGAGAACAATGCTTTGGCTTTTGTAAAAGCATTAGAAAAATTAACTAGTAAAAGGAGTCCCAAATGGAACTAAAAATTATAGAGATGAAAAAGGTTATGAGCGCTGATGAGGCAACAAAATTAGTTGGCACATTTGTGAAAAGTAAAGAAGCAAATTTAACCGAACAATGTGTTGTAATTGATGCGGAAACCAAAGAGCCAGTTATGGCATATCTACCATTGGATAGAGAGATTGTAAAACAGGTAAGACAGGCTGTACTAGGATTAAAGAGTTGGGGTACGGCTGGTAGGGCTGGTGGATGGGATAGTGCTAGTAGAACTTTTGGTATGGCACCTAGAAAACCATTCCATGGTCGTGAAAGTTGCAGACCTACTAGTATGGCAACTGATGAACCAGAGAATCACGCAGTCTTTGTTAGTTTGGCGGAACATCTAGATAAAATATTAAAGCAAATTGCACCTAAGGTATGGCAAGAAGATATGGAAGTTATGGATAGGGTTGCAGATGAATGGAAAATGATGGATGGCTCAACATGGACTAGTGGTGTTGTAAATAAATCTGCTCAACTACCTTATCATCGTGATGGTTTTAATTTTGAAGTGTGGAGTGGGATGCCAGTTGTACGAAGGGGAATGCGTGGTGGGTATTTAGACTTACCTGAATACAATATGACTATTGACTGCAAAGATGGATGGGTATTATTTTTTCCCGGATATTTAATTGTACATGGAGTTACACCATTGGAGCCAGTACAGAAAGATGCATATCGTTTTAGTGTTGTTTATTATTCTTTGAAGGGTATGAAAGATTGTTTTACTTATGCTGTTGAAACTGCTCAAGGAAGAAAAAAGAGAACAGAACGTGAAAAAGATTTAGCGGATGCTATTGAAGGTAAAAAAGATTTCAAAGTAGGTAATTCAAAGAAAAAGGAAAAAACCAAATGAACGTAGCTTTATTTTACTTACCCGATGTAAAGTATGGCGGATGGCCGACATACACAGCACACTTATATCACGGACTACTTGATGCTGGTTATAAACCTATGCTATTCAAAATCGGAAATAGAACTGAACCAAATACAAGAGCTTGGGGCAGAAAAATAAGATATAAAAATTTATCATTACAGGATGCTGCAAATATTGCATTAATGATGCCCACAATTATAACGGCAACTAATATGAAGTACGAAAAGGAGACAGAGTTATTGGTAAATGCCGGAGCAAAAGTAGTAATTCACGACCCGACTGAACTAAAAGGCAGTATTGTTGAAATATTAAAAGATTGCAAAGATGTAATAACTATTAGACCAATTAACGTTATAAATTTAGAGAAAAAAGATATTGAATCTAGATATGTACCACACCCATACAAAAGATACGCTGGTCGTTTTTATAATAAAAGCAAATGGGCTGCATCTTTTTCAAGGATTGATTGGGACAAAGGAACACACCATATTGTATCTGCAAATGAAAAACTAGAAAAAAATAAACAAATAGATATATATGGTGCACCAAATAGGTTATACACATTTCATAAATTACCTAGCGGATGGGAAGAAAAATATTATAAAGGAACATTCACTGCTGACAGTTTATGGGAAGGTGCTAAAATAGCATCAAAATATGAGTGGGCTGTAGATATGAGTACTATCAGTGGAGATGGTGGTGGAACTCAATACACATTTTTAGAAGCAATTGATGCAAAAGCAGGATTGTTACTAAATAGTGGTTGGATTACAGGTAGAAACGATGATGAACTATTAGAAAATGCAACATTTGTCAAACCTGAAGAATTACATATGGCGCTAGAGAGTAAACCAAATATTTATGGCACGTCTATTTTAGAAAAACATAATGCCGCTACAATTGCAAAAAAAACGCTAGGAAAAATAAATGGGTAGAAGGGGTCCAGCACCATTACCTACACATTTAAAAATTGTTAGAGGTACGGCACGTCCTGATAGGATGGTAAAGAACGAACCAAAAGCAAAGAGCGGAGTGCCTAGATGTCCAGAATGGTTAAGTGCTGATGCAAAAGAAGTTTGGAAGAGAACTGTAAAACAATTAAAACAAATGGGTACATTAAGTGTTGCTGATGTTGATTTAATTGCTGCATATTGCAATGCGGTAACCACTTATAAAAAGGCTACTGATTTAGTTGATAAAAGTGGAGTACTAATAAAAGGTAGAAGAGATGGAGTAGTTACAAATCCTGCAGTTAGAATCCAGAGAGATGCCGCTCAACTTATAAGGCAATTGGGTGCTGAGTTTGGGTTATCTCCGTCATCACGAAGTAGAATACAGGTTGATGGAGCGGACAATGACGCAGACGATTTCCTGGACTAGACCTGCTCACACCAGTGCTGGATTAAATTTGCCAGAAGGTGCTTACTATGATGAAGATGCTGCTGATAGGGCTGTAAAGTTTTTTGGTTATTTGCATTTAGTGGAAGGTAAAGGTGCTGGAGAAAAATGGCAACTTATGCCCTGGATGGAGTTTGAAGTTATAAGACCATTATTCGGATATAAAAGAGCAGACGGAACTAGAATGTATCGTACTGTTTGGTTGGAAGTACCGAGAAAAAATGCAAAAACTACATTGGCTGCTGGATTAGCATTGTATGGATTAGTTGCTGATAATGAACCTGGTGCTCAGGTTTATATGGGAGCAAGAGATAGAGCACAGGCTAGAATCTGTTTTGAGTTGGCAAGAAAAATGGTTAATGCTTCTCCAGCTTTAAGAAATAGATGTAGGGCACAAAGGTCATTTATTGAAGTGCCAAAAACTGGAAGTGTTTTAAGAACTATTTCTGGAGATGCTTTAGGTCAACATGGATTCAATGCTCATATTGCGGTATTGGATGAAGTACACGCACATAAGAACAGAGAGATATGGGATGTTTTATCTTCATCTGTTGGAGCAAGAACTCAACCAATAGTTATTGGGATTACGACTGCTGGAACATACGACCCAAATCATATTGCGTGGGAGTTACACGATTATGCGGTAAGGATTGCATCTGAAGAACTTGAAGATTCATCTTTTTTGGCTGTAATTTATGGAGCAGATATGGAAGATGATTGGACTGACCCTAAGATATGGCATAAAGCAAATCCATCATTAGGAATTACAATTATGCCTACATTTTTAGAAGAAGAGATTAGAAAAGCGAAAGCATCTCCGGCTAGGCAGACTACTTTCGCACAATTATATTTAAATAAATGGACTAGGGAAGTATCTCGCTGGATTGATATGGATGCTTGGCATAGTTGTGGTAAAAAGAAAATTAATATTGAGGATTATAAGGGTAAGCCTTGTTTTGTTGGATTAGATTTATCTTCTACAACTGATATTTCTGCTTTAGTGCAAGTATTTATTGAAGATGATGGGAGTTTTACAGCGGTGCCACACTTTTGGTTACCCACTGACGGAATGCCAGAGAGAGAAAAAAGAGATAGGCAACCTTATAGTAGATGGGCTGAAGAAGGTCATATAACTTTGACACCTGGAAATGTTATTGATTATAGATACATTAGGAGTTACATTGAAAAACTTGCTACCGATTTTCATATATTGGAATTGGCTTATGACCCTTGGAATTCTACCCAGTTGGTTGTTGAGTTAGCGGAACAAGGGATGAGAGTAGCACCTACTCGGCAGGGATTTGCTACTATGAGTGCTCCCACAAAAGAACTAGAGAGATTGATTGTATCGGAAAATATATCCCACGCATCTCATCCTGTCTTGAGTGCTCACGCTGATGCGGCACTAGTATCTACAGACCCTGCTGGTAACCTAAAGCCAGATAAGGCGAAAAGTACTGCACGTATTGACGGATTGGTAGCATTAATCATGGCTATCAATAGTGCGATGTTAGCAGGAACTTCACTAACGGGTCGTTCAGTTTATGAGGATAGAGGAGTAGAATTAATATGACAATAAATACATCGGCAAAAACAGTGGGTACTGCTGCATCAAGCATAATTTTAGTTGAGAACTTTGCGTCTGCTGCTAAGGATGGTAGAATAACATACGAAGTTTACAATAATGGCTCGGCTATTATTTATTTAGGCGGTACAGATGCGGTAACAACATCTACTGGGATACCAATTCCACCAAAGGCTAGTAGAACTTTAGACCTAAGGTTAGGGTCTAATATTTATGCTATATCTGGAACTGCTGGTCAAGATATTAGAGTTATGGAAGTGATATAAGATGACTGATAGTAGTTTTGAGTCGGCAGGGGCGATTAATCAATTAGAAGATGTTACTTTAGCTGCTACTGGAACAATTGATCAGGTAATTGGTTGGAATGGAACAAAATGGGCTGATACTGATCCGCGTTCATTTGCGCCAGCAATACCTGTAGCATTGACTAATAGATATTATTTTCCACGAGCTTGGAACGATGGGTCAAATTATTATCCAGAAACAGCAGGTTTAACTGCTATAAAATTTAACAAAACAGTAACAGTAAATAAATGGGTATTTGCTTATTCAGGAAATGGTACAATTGCTGCAGGTAATACAGGAGTTAAGGTGCGAGGTTTTATTTATCAAGCGGGTTCAAGTACTAGACCTCATACATTAACAAAAGATTTAGGTTATGAATTAGTAAAAGCATCAAATGATACAGGTGGTTTATCATCTGAAGTACGTCAAGTTACATTAGGGTCAACAGTTACATTAAATGCTAATACGGTTTATTATGTTGGATGTGCTACTTACCCAGTAAATCGGGCTACACATACAGATTCTGCTTCACCAAGTTTTTTGGTACATACACAAGAAAACTTAGGTAACTTTTGGAATAACGGAATAAATCCATTAGCATTTGGTTTCGGTACTACTGGCATGTATGTAGGAGCATACTATAATGCAGCGACTACATGGTCTGCATTTGATTTTGCTAGCGGTACATTACCTGATAGTATAGAAAACGCAGTTGGCACATTACATCATGCAATAAGAATCGGTCTTAGTGTATCGGCAATTGCATAGGGGAGAAGAGTGAGTAATCTATATAAAAGATTAACATATACTAAAAGATGCCTGGTTAATTTAAAGTCGGGGGCTGCTTTTAGGGGTTATTTAATTAGGGCTACAGGTAATATTATATTATTGAAGGCTGCTATTTTTATTGAACCTGGGGCTGAGCCAGTTGAAGTTAGCGGAGAAGTAATAATAGAAAAAAGTAATATAGAGTTTATACAAGTATTGGAGAACTAATATGGCAATAGTACAAAATGGTGATGATCTACTAAATATACGACCCCAGACACCTTTTGCACCTACTTTGGCTGGGGCTATAAGATTATTTGATGATAGATTAATTGATTATGCGGAACTTTACAAAACTCAACACGAAGTTAGAACTGTTATTGATTTTCTTGCCCGTAATATATCTCAGATTCCTTTACATGCTTATAAGAGAGTTAGTGATACAGAGCGACAGAGAATGACAGGAACATCGCTAACAAATACTATTGAAAAACCCGATGTGTATACGACAAGAAGCCGTTGGATGGAAGGTTTAGTAAAAGATTTATGTATTTTTGATGAGGCTGTACGTATCAAAGTAAAGAATGCTAATGGGGATATATCATTGGTAAGGATACCACCGACATTAGTAAAACCAATCGGTACTAATTGGTTACGTCCAGATGGATATCAAGTTATAGGACAAGGTCGTACTGTTGAATTTACAAGAGATGAAGTTATACATATTCATGGATATAATCCTAAAGATCCACGTACTGGATTGTCACCTTTAGAAACTTTAAGACAATTATTATCCGAGCAGTATGCTGCTGCTGAGCATAGAGAAGGATTATGGAAGCAGGGTGCTAGAGCATCATTAGTTATAGAGCGTCCATTAGGTGCTCCGCCTTGGTCTGATGTTGCAAGGTCTAGATTTAGAGCGGACTGGGATGCAAGCTTTACAGGTGCAAAAAATAGTGGCAAAACTGCTGTATTGGAAGAAGGTATGATTGCTAAACCTTTGGAAACTTTTTCTCCTAGAGATGCTCAGTATCTTGAGACCGCACAATTAGCAAGAGAGATTGTTGCTGCTGCTTATGGAGTACCAGCAGGATTATTAGGATTAGGTGCGACTACTTATTCATCATTGACAGAGCAGAATAGACAGTTGTATCAGAATGCTTTAGCACCTTGGCTAACACTTATACAAGAAGAGTTAGAAGCACAATTATTGCCGGAGTTTGAGAGTGATAGTGTTTATTTAGAGTTTCAGTTACAGGATAAACTCAAGGGATCATTTGAGGAACAGGCTGCAGTATTACAGGCGTCTGTTGGCGCTCCATACTTGACAAGGAACGAAGCCAGAGCAAGATTAAATCTATCTTCTATTGAAGGTGGGGATGAGTTAGTGACACCGCTAAATGTTTTGATTGGCGGACAGGCTTCACCACAGGATAGTGTTAGTGATGATAGAGTTGTAGGAACTTTATCAAATGAAGAAGGTTTAACAAAAAGTGCTATGGGAAGAGATTCATTTGTACAGATAAGAAGTGAGGCTGCAAAAGAACTCAATAGTGTTTTTAAAAAAAACTTAGAGAGACAGAAAAGAATTGTTGCTAGTAAGTTAGGCGCTCAAAAAAGTTTTATAGCAGAAATAAAAGCAGATGCTAGGAGAGTTTATGATAGAGCAAGATTTGATAAAGAACTTGCTGATGATTTATTACCTGTATTAAAGAAAACTGCAAAGAAATCTGCAAGTACTGTTGGCGAGTGGGATATTGATAATGGTGAGAATTATTTAAAGGCAGTTGCTGCAAGTGCTGCAAATAGAGTAAACGCTGCTACACAGGAAAGAATTGCAAATAAGTTTAGAGATTTGGCTGACGATGAAGATGTGTTAGAATCTTTAGAAGAAGTTTTTGATGAGATGACTGATAATAAAGTTATTGCTGCGGGTTATACGCTTGCAACATCTATTGCTAATTTTGCAAGAAATGAGAGTGCAAATGCAAATGGTAGAAGAACTAAAACGTGGATTGTAACAAGTGGAAATCCTAGGTCTAGTCACGCAGCTTTAAATGGTGAAACTGTAGGAATATCTGAAGACTTTTCAATTGGCGCACCTTGGCCTGGGCATCCTAATTTAGATGCTGAAGATAATGCAAATTGTCAGTGTATAGTGGATTTTGAGGGGTAATATATGGCAAAAGATAAACCAGTTGGTGTAGAAGGGTCAAAAGAACCGTTCTTCCCGCCTCAGGGAGCAATTAATGAGGCTAGAAGGGGTTTGGAGTGGAGAAGAGAATATAATCGCGGTGGAACGGATGTAGGAGTTGCAAGAGCAAGAGATATAAGTAATGGAAGAGGATTATCGCAAGATACTATTGGAAGAATGGTTAGTTATTTTGCTAGACACGAAGTTGATAAGCAAGGTCAAGGCTGGTCATCTGGAGAAGATGGATACCCTTCTGCTGGTAGGATTGCTTGGGCTCTTTGGGGTGGTGACCCTGGAAGAAGTTGGGCGAATAGGATATGGGCGAGTCTTGAGCGAGAAGGAGAACGAAGCACTAGTAATGATGAAAAGGGAGAATATAGAATGCAGGTAAAATCATTTCCAGTTGATACTATTGAAGTAAAGGCTGCTAGTAGTGAGGCACCTCACGGAGAGTTTACGGCTCTTGTATCAGTTTTTGGAAATACAGATTTAGTGGGTGATAGAGTTATGCCTGGAGCTTTTACAAGTAGTTTAAAAAGTTATTCTGATGCAGGAAAAAACTTACCTATTGTTTGGTCGCACGATTGGGGTAATGCAGAAAGTTTTATTGGTAAAACATTATCGGCTGAAGAAAACGCTGATGGACTTTTAATACGTGGTGCTTTTTTTGATACACCTAGGGCTCAGACCGTTAGAACACTTTTAGCAGAGAGAGTTGTTAGTGAATTTTCTTTCGCTTATGATGTTGTAGATGAGCAAAAAGGTAGTGATGGGATAAACGAATTATTAGAATTAAAAATACTTGAGGCTGGTCCTACACTAAAGGGAGCAAATCCTGCTACACAATTAATCTCTGCTAAGAATATTGCAAAAATAAACACAAAGGCTGAACCTGGGGAATTACAAGAAGGCTCTTTTGTAACTTGGGGAGAAGGTGGTTATGGAAGAGTTGAGTATGTTATGATTGATGGAACTTTTGGCGTTGAAGGTGACTCTATGAGTTTAATTGCGACTGAAGATGACCCTCTGGCTTTAGTAAGAGCTTATAACGAAACGACAGATGAAGAAGAAGAAAAATACACTCCTACAGAAATGTTTAGAGGATTTAGATTCTCTGAATTAACTGTATATGAAGATTTATCTAAAGAGAAAAACATTAGTATTGATAATGTGAAGGCTGGGCGCACCATATCTAGTAAGAATGAGGGACTAATCAAACAGGCTAAGGTCATGTTAGATGAAGTTTTAAATTCATTAGATACACAGTCAGACCCTGTCAAATTCGAGGAACCGTCAAAGGTCAAGGATGAGGAACTGCGGATGGAACCTAGTATCGCTATAACTTTGCTTGATATCGCTGATATTGAGTCAGAGTAAAAATAACATACAACCGAGAAAACAGGAGAAAAAAATATGAAACACTTAATTGATCAGGCAAAGCAAATTGCTGAAACTGCTGCAACTGAAGGTCGTGCTCTAACTAATGAAGAGCGTGAAACCGTTGAGGCTGCTATTTCAGGAGCAAAGGCTGTAAAGGCTGATAACGAACTACGTAAAGCGGTTGATGCTTTGGGTAGTGAACTTGCTGATGCAAAAATTCAAAAGGATGAACCTAGTGTTCAACCACGTACAACAGGTGGCAAGTTACTTGCTGACTCATCTTTCAAGAATTGGCTTGGTGAGGCTACACGTAATGGTCAACCCGATGTAAAATCTTTACCTAATTCGCCAGCAGTTAATATTGGCGGAATTAAGGCTACATTGTTAGGCAACTCAGATACATCTGCTGGGGCTACAATTAGTAATGACAGATATGCACCAATTGGTATTGCGTATGGTCGTGGCGGATTATCTGCACTAGATTTAGTAACCGTTGGGTCTACTACTTCTGATGCTGTTGAGTTTGCACGTGCTATGCGTATTATGGGCGGTCAGTCTGTAAATAATGCAGGTCCAGTTGATGAAGATGGCGCTGGATTAGAATCGACTCTAACATTTGT